TAGCTAATGAAGATTTATTAAAGTTTGATGAAGTAGTTCAAAGACCTTTAGAAGAATGTTTGTTAAACCTTTGTTACAGAGCAGATAAGGTACAGTTGGAGAACTTAATACATAAAGCTGCTATGAAAAAGTATAAATAACCCTACAATCAAATATAAATAACTCTTACTTTGTTATAGTAATAAAACAATTATGTCATATTCTAGAAGCTTACGAAAGAGAAGAGATACCGGTATATTCATAGGACCAACACCTAGTCATTCTTCACCAAAGAATTCTAGAAGAGGTTGTCTGTGTTTAGATTCTAATACCTACTCAACAGAATGTTGTGATGGGTACTTACAGAATCAAGGTATAGGAAAGACAGAATCTGTAATAGTAGAACGAGGTGCGTTCTCAACAGGCTTCTCTAATGGATTTGACATAGAAATAATAAGATAATAAGATGAGTAGTAAAAACAAATCACAATTAAGGACGGAAAACTCTAATAACTTTCCTAACAATAATTCACAGTTTATTACACCTGAAAAGTTAAGAGACTTCAATAATGATGTTATTGATTCAATGGTAGTTAATCAAGATACAGGTTCGTATTTAGTTACCTCATCTTTTGATACAGGTAGTAGAGAACAAACATTTACTAGATTAGATGGAACAACATATATTAATATTATACCAGGTGGTGGTGGTGATACAGGTTCTTTATTAGAATCTGCTTCAGTAAGTGATGCAACTATCACTTTTACTAAAGGTGATGCATCTACGTTTGATATAACAGTAAATAATGTAGCATCTGCATTAACTGCAGTATCTGCATCACGAGCAGATTCAGCTTTATTAGCTGATTCCGCAACATCTGCTTCACAAGCACAGAATGCAACATCAGCATCACACGCTGAACAAGCAGATAATGCAACTTCTGCTTCTAATGCAATTAGTTCTTCGGTAGTAACTGACCCTAATATAGCATACATAAACAAAGACAACACATTTAGTGGAACACAAAACTTCGATAATATATCAGTAAGTGGTACAGGTTCTTTCGGTAGAATAAACACAGTAACAGGTTCAGCTAAAATAATTGGAGATGCATTTGTAGTAGTAAATGCAGATACACCTACATTAAGATATGCAGGATTACAAGTATATGATAGTGGTTCATCTAATGCAACTGCATCAATACAATGGGATGGATTAAATGATAGTTGGATATTAGTAGAAGAAGGAGGAGAATCTTCATTCATACTAACAGGTCCTACTGGTAGTTTAGGTAGTGAAGCTAATTTAAGTAATAACTCAATACCTAAAGCTGGAGTACATAGACAGTTATTAGATTCTAATATATCTGATAATGGAACAACAATAACACTTGGTTCAACAACTAATGTATCAGGTCCTTTATCAGCATCTAATTTAGAATCAATTGAAATAACAAACTTACAAAATAGTGGTTCAGAAGATAGAACAAGAATAAATGGTTTGTCTGCAGAGACGGGTTCTTATCTTAACACAGGTTCAACTGCACAAACAAAGACAGCACACATAAACCAAACAATAGATGCACCTGGTAATAATGCACAAAAGAACTTTATAACAGTTAATGGAACAGAAACAAATGGTGTTAATTATAATAATGTATCATTTGCAATACAAAATTACCCATCATTCGGTAGTGCATATCAAGATACATTCTTATATGAAATGTATGATTCTTTTTCATATGCATTTGGAACAGAACAAGCTTTAAATGGTGGTGAATGGCATGCATTGACTACTGCTACTGGTAGTGGTAATAGAGGTTTAATGAGAGTTAAAGATAATTACGCAGGTGGTACTGATTTAGATATTCAAGGTAATGATATTAAAATTGGAACATTTGGTGGTACATATGCAAACAGTACTTTACAAATAGGTAGAAATTCAACAAGTAACACCGAATTCTTAGGTTCACAAACATTTAGTGGTGGTGGAAGTGATACTTCAACATTTAATCATAATTTAATTCTTTCCGCATCTGTTCTTACCGATGTAGAAACTTTAACAATATCATCAGAAACCTCATCAATAGATTTTAACACTGCACAAACAAAGGTGTTAACACTTGTTAGTGGTTCAGATACTCATCTTACATTTACAAATCAAGGTACAGGACAGACAGTGATACTAAAAGTAATACAACCAGGTACTGGTCCTGGAACTTTAACTCTTGAATCAAGTACTGCAAAACAACCAACTGGATTACATTATAGTGCATCACAAGCAGCAGATGCAATAGATATCTTAACATTACAGACAATGGAAAATGATGGTACTGTATTTGTTGTAAGTGCTAAACAATTTGATTAATAAAAAAAAACAATTATGCCAATTATAGACTACGAATTATCACAAACATTAAGTCAACAAGAACAAGAACAACTTATGAAAGAGTTGTATGAATTGAAAACAAATGAATCATAAATAATGAGAAGGCCATTTACATTTTTAGGAAGTTATGCTGAAGAATCAGGTGGTTTCCCTACCTTAAATGGAACACTTTATGACTATTGGAGGTCTGATTTAGGTGTTGCTACAAGTGGTGGTGAAGTAACTATTTGGACAGGACAACAAAATGGATATACGTTTGACCAAGCAACAACAGGTGGTCCAACTATATCTGGTTCTAACGCAGGATTTAATAGTATAGATACATTTACATTTAATGGTTCAACTTCAGGATTAGGACACGAAGGTAATGCAATCAATGGTGCAAATACAGGTGATGTTCAAATTGCTATATATGGAGCACCACACGGAGATGGTGGAGGATGGGGTGCAATCTTTGGTGTAACTACTACTGGTGGTTCACCGTTCCCTTCTGAAGCGATAATGAAAGCAACAAGTACAAGTGTAATTGAGTTTTATGGTTATGCACCTGGTGGAAGTGTGGGTTCAAGTGATGATACATATGGTAAAGGTCTTTATGCTATTACACAAGGTGATCCTGAGGCAACAGGTGCTGTATTAGGGACAAAATTTTTTAATAAGAATAATGCAACCTCAGCTGCAACAAAAACATATAGTGCTTATGAAAATACAGACCAACCATTTGCATTAGGAGCATATAACCCTCTTAATAGTGCTGGTTTACACGGTAAACTAGACCTTGGTGGTGTTGTTATATGGACTAACACAACAGATTTAGAAGCTGATTTAGATGCAATAGAAACTTATTTTCAAGGAATATACGGATAACATTATGAGCGAAGAAACATTTTACGAATACCACTGTCCTTGTGGATACCCTAAGAACAACGATGGAAGTTGTTTTGAAGGTACTGTACATCCACACACAGATTGTAGTTGTAACGAACTTAATAGAAATAAATAAAAAATAACTACATATATATAACAAATTGTTATATTGGTAGATATATCAAATCAATAACAAACAAAAAAGAGAGAAAATTATGAATTCACAAACTGTATTAGGTAAGATTATGACTTTATTGTCTTTAGATAGTAAAGAAGTAAAACTTACTGTAGCTAAATTAGCTGATGGTACTCTTGTTGAATCTCCAACTTTTGATGTGGGTGAAACCTTAGAGGTTATCCACGAAGATGGAACAAAAACTCCAGCACCTGATGGTGAACACTTATTAGAGTTAAGAGATGAATCTGATGAAATAAACAGAATCAAACTTTTTACTGAAGGTGGTATCATCAAGGAAAGAGAAAATGTTGAAATCGAAGCAGAAAGTGAAGAGAAGATAGAAGAGGAAATGGCTGATGTTTCAACAGAGGAGGTGGAAGCTTTACCAGAAACTGGTAAATCTGATACTGACGTAAACGAACAAGTAACTCTTGAATCAGAACCTGGCATTGCTGTAGATGAGGAGGTGGTTGATAAGGAAGCGGATATCGTTAACTTAACTACTAAATTAGAAGAGCAAGAAGAGAAGATTGAAGAGATGAAAGAAAGAATCGAAGAACTTGTAAAGTACTTTGAAGAAATCAAAAAAGAAGAAGAAACATTAGAGGAAGAAAAGAAAGAGGAGGAAGAACTTGAATCTAAGAAATTAGATGGAGCTCCTACTGAGAAACCTGCAATGTTTAACAAAAAGAAAAACAATAACTTTAAAGTAGGGAATTATACAAATTCTGTACTTTCAAAAATGTATAGGTAACCCCTATCAAATTAAAACAAAAGAGAGAAAAATGAAAAAATTAGTAAACTTAACTACTGGTCAACCTAGCATAACTTCAACGTATGCAGGTGAAGCAGCAAGCGGTTATATCGCTGCTGCTCTACTTTCTGCAAGAACTCTTGACAATCAATTGGTAACTATTAAACCAAATGTAAAGTTCAAAGAAGTAATTCAAAAAGTAGATGTTGATGGAATTGTACAAGATGCGAGTTGTGACTTTGTTACATCTGGTTCTACTTCTATCACAGAACAAATACTTGAGCCAAAAGAGCTACAAGTAAACTTATCATTATGTAAACAAGAATTTGTTGATTCTTGGAATGCATTACAACTTGGATTTTCTGCATTTGATGAAATACCAAGAGATTTTAACGATTTCTTAGTATCTTATGTAGGAGGAAAAGTTGCTGAAAAAACTGAACAAGACATTTGGGGTGGTGTATCCACTAACAATGGTGAGTTTGGTGGATTCGAAACTATCTTATCAGCATCAGCTGCTACACTATTAAATTCTGCAGTACAACCTGCAAGAACTGATGGTGATGGAGCAGTAATTTCTGGTTCAGTTGATTCATCAAATGTACTAGCAACATTATCAGCAGTATATGATACTATCCCTTCAGCCGTTTACGGTAAAGAAGATTTAGTAATCTATGTTGGTTCTAAAATCGCAAGAGCATACCAATCAGCATTATCTGGTAATTCAACATTATCAAACAATTCTTACAACAACCAATTAAACGTTGGTGAAAAACCATCAAACTTCCAAGGTATTGAAATCGTTCTTTGTCCTGGTATGAGTGATGATAAAATCGTTGCAGCACAGAAATCTAACTTATTCTTCGGAACAGGTTTATTATCTGACCACAATGAGGTAAGAGTTCTAGATATGGCAAACCTTGATGGTTCGCAAAATTATAGAGTAATAATGAGATATACTGCAGGTACACAAATTGGTATTGCACAAGATATCGTTTATTACGGAGCATTTTAAGTCTAACAATTAATAAAAAGGAGAAACTATGAGTTGTAATATAACAGCAGGAAGAAACGAAGTTTGTAAAGATTCAGTAGGTGGTATACAAGGTGTATATTTCATCAACTATGAAACAGGTTCGTTTTCTAAGAACGGAAGTGGAGAAATAAATTCACTATCAGGTTCTACAGCATACTTTTATGAGCTCAAAGGAACTTCTACTTATACTGAAACAGTCAACTCTTCAAGAGAAAATGGAACAACGTTCTTTTCTCAAGAAACAGTTGTTAACCTTAAGAAGTTAACTAACGAGATGACTACTCAACTTAAATTGTTAGCTTATGGGAGACCACAAATCCTTGTATGGACTAATTCAGGTGATACACTATTAGCTGGAGAAGTACACGGTAATGATTTAACTGCAGGAACAATTCAAACAGGTGGAGCGTTAGGTGACCTTTATGGTTACTCAGCAACTTTCACAGGTGAAGAAAAGTTACCAGCACCATTCATTAGTGGTTCAACAGTTAGTGATGCATTTGCAGGATTAACAGGAGTTGATAAACCAACAATCGTATATGGGTCATAAGTAGGAAATACTTTTGAGACTTAAATAAACTAAACCCTTCTCTTCGTGAGAGGGGTTTTTTTATGTCTATATCCTAGTTAATGTTGAGTTATTTCTTTTTAATTATAAGTTATTGTTTGTTTGTTATAATACTAAACATTAGAATATGCTATCGTATTATATATCACAAAGTAATGAATTTACAGTTAGAACCCAAGATACTGCATCTTTGAATGTAAGTGGTTCTGAAGATATGACACTTGTATTACAAGATATGATGACTTATAGTTCATCATACTATAATTTAAGTGGTTCTTATACATTTAACCCATACGAGAATATACTTACGTTCTCTCAATCATTAGAGGGTTCTGTAAGAGATGCTCAAGAGTTTAGAGTACACTTAAGTGGTTCAGTAAGTGGTAGTGTTTATAGTGGAACGATGCAAGTGTTTGCATCACAAAGTATTGATAAAGTAGTATATCTAACTCAGAACGAAGAGTTTATATCCAATACAACAGATAACGATTATATAGTAATATGAAGAAACAAGAACAATTTTCAGTATTAAATCTAACAAGACAGGATGTTCCTATTGTTACAGAAGATACAAAAACAAGGTATCAATGGGTGCCTGTTGGAATATTAGACCAAGATGATTACTTTGGTATGGTAACTGAAGCCTATAACACCTCTACAACTAACGCAGCTTGTGTTGAGGGTGTAGCAGATTTAATATATGGTAAAGGTATCTTTACAAAAGAAGAAGTTAAACAAGAACAATTAGATAAGATAATTCCACCAGAAGATTTAAGAAAGATTACTTTTGATTTAAAATTATATGGTAATGCTGCTTGGCAAATCATTTGGAATAAATCACATACACAGATATTAAGAATGTATCATATGCCTGTTCAAAATTTAAGAGCAAAGAAGATATATGATATGGGTAGAATCGAAGGATACTACTATTGTTCTGATTGGAGTGACCATAGGAGACAGAAAGAGAAAAAGTATTTACCTGTCTTTGGTTCATCAAATGAAGAAGTAGAAATACTTTATGTAAAAGAATATGAACCTAACAGATATTACTATTCATTACCTGATTGGATATCTGCATTACAATTTTCATTTAGTGAAGCAGAACTATCTAACTTACACCTTAACAATATAGAAAACGGTTTCTTGCCAGTAGGTATGGTGAATTTCAATAATGGAGTTCCTGCACCCGAAGAAAGACAAACAATAGAAAACTTATTAGAAGCTAAGTTTACAGGTACTCGTAATGCTGGTAGATTTATGGTATCGTTTAATGATGATGCAGTAAACAAACCTACTATTGATACCTTTCCGATGGAGAACTTACACGAGAAGTATCAGTATGTTGCTGAATACGCTCAAGATAGAATTCTTGTAGCTCATAGAATAGTATCACCTTTATTATTTGGTATTAGAACTGCAAACAATGGATTCTCTTCTCAATCGGAAGAAATGAAAACTGCATATTCAATTATGCAAACGATGACTATATTCCCATTCCAAAACCTTGTTATAAACTCTATATACAACGCATTTAAGGTTGGTGGTATAGATATATCAGATTTATACTTTGAGCAACTGACACCTCTTGTAATCCTTTCAGATACAGCAGATGATACAGAACAGACAATAGAAGAAGTACAAGATGAGATAGATGATAACTTACAAGGTGGAGAAGGAGAAGAAAGTTTAGAAAAAGAAACAAAGAATGATGAGTATGAACCGATAAGACCAACAGATTTTGGTTTTGAATCACATTACGACTCTGAATAAAAACAAGATAAAATTATGGCATTTGGATTATTAATAACACGAAACGATATTATCAAGAACACACCTCTTGGGGGTGCTATTGATGCGGATGCTTTGTTACCATTCATTCGTACTGCACAAGAAAAATATATACTTAACTTACTTGGTACTATATTATACGATAAACTACAAGATGATGTAGAAGCACAAACTTCTTTTACAGGTTATTATCAAACACTTGTAGAGGAGTATGTAAAACCAACTTTAATTTGGTATGCTTGTGTAGAGTATATTCCATTTAGTTCAGTAACATTTAAATCAAATGGTGCAGTTAAACAACAAAGTGAAACAGGAGTTGCACCAGGTAAAAATGAAGTAGATTACTTGTTAAATAAAGCATTGAATAATGCAGATTACTATTCAACAAGATTACAAGACTGGTTAATTGCTAATAATACTAACGTACCAGAGTATAATGAGAGTACAGGAGATGCAACACAGATATATCCTGACCAATCTAATCAATACTTTGGTGGAATACAATTATAAGATATGAGTACAGCATCACAAAATACAGCACCTCAACAGATTACTAAGGATAGTGGAGTAAACTTTTCTTTGTATTATAATACTTTAAATTTCTTCAAGAACATTATGAAGAATCATCCAAGTATTGCAAAGGTAACACAAGGAGATTTATTTGCAGTTGATACAACACAATTTCCTCAGTACCCAATAGGTAATGTAATGATACAGACAGCAGCTTTTACAAATAACACAACTGATTATAGAATTCAGTTAATCGTTGCTGATAAATCAAAAATATTAAATGATGATGATATACCAAATCGAAAAGATAATAAACAAGAAGTACCTTTCTATGGGACTAACGATATGGTAGATATTCATTCTAACACAATGAGTATTCTAAATGATTTAACATCCTATGTACAGAAAGGGAATTATGGAATGGAGGTGAATGGCACAGTCAATTGTGTTCCGTTCGCTGATAGGTTCAATAATGGACTGGTTGGTTGGTCAGCAGAGTTTGACCTAACTGTTCACAACGATAGAAATCGTTGTCTTTTTTTTTTGAGTCCACCTAGTGGTTCTTACTTTAAAATAGAAGATTGTGAAACAGGAGATGAGTTCAATGCAGTACTAGAAACAACAGGTTCAATAGGACAAGTATTTGCAACAAAATATATACCTGGTCCTAGAGGATTTTTAACATCGTATGATAACATAAGATGTTTTGAAATAAAAGAAGAAATAAATGATAGAGATGACTATAACTTTTTTAACTTACCAGTTCTTGAAATACCATACGAGGATTTTGAAACTTGTGAAGCTTGTGAGTTATGGACAACTCCAAAAGTTTGGGGAACAACACCTGAACGATATGATAATAACCAACAAGATGATGCACTTAGACAGTGGATACATACATAAAGAAAGAATATGAGTAATTTAAGTAACTTATTTATTAGTCAATCCTTTTATGGGATGGTTAATTTAGAAAATTCATTAGAACCATTAGCATCAGCGAGTGGTGATGTAGAATTGCAAGATGGTCTAGGTGATAATCTAGGATTAAGAATTAACGCACAAACAAAAGAGTTTACAGTTGTAAACAATTTTAAGGTTGATGGTGATTCTGATTTTAATGGTGATGTAGATATTAGTGGTTCATTAACACATACAGGCTCTATTGATATAGTAGGAGATTTAACTATACAAGGAGATGTAACTGCTAATGTAGGAAACTTTGATACAGTTAATGCAAGGTTGTTAAACATTACAGAAGAATCTGCAAGTGTAATATTCTCAAGTGGTTCAAATGTATTGGGTGATGAAGAGACCGATAGACAAGATTTAATAGGACAAGTAATCGTAAGTGGTACTTTGGGTGTAGAAGGTAATTCAGCGTTCACAGGTTCTCTTACAGTAAGTAATGAGATAAGTTCTTCTACCCTTAATGGTATAGGAAACGTAACATCTTACTCATCTTCAGTAGATAGTAGATTAGATGATTTAGAATTCTTTAGTTCATCAGAATATCAAACAGATTCAGCATCATTTGATAATAGAATAGACCAGTTAGAATTAGATACAGGTTCACAAGATAGTAGATTAGATTCGTTAGAAGCATTTACTGGTTCTCAAGAAACCCTTAATGGTTTTTATAATCAACATACTGAATCTTTAAATGATTTTACATCATCTCAGTTAAACATTAATAGTGGATACAATACATTCACTTCATCTTATTATATAGATTCAGCATCGTTTGTTTTAAGATTAGACCAACAAGAAGCATTTAGTTCATCACTTGTACAAGATTTTGTTTCTACACCTGATTTTAATTCTTATACACAATCAACTGATATAAGATTAAACAATCTAGAATTAGAAACATCATCAATAGATAATAGATTAGATAATATAGAATTAACAACATCCTCTTTACAAGTAGAGATAGATGGTTTAAGTTCTCTTACTGGTTCTTATGCAACTACTGGTTCTAATGTATTTGATGGAGATAATGTATTTAGTGGTTCAGTTCAAGGAGATATACATACAATATCAATTGCATCTTCAACTGCATC